AACCTAGTTTCTGCATCCCGGACGGATTTATTTTGAGATTTTTCTCCCTGGGTATGAATCCTAGCTGGTTCTGGATCTGTTTCTACTAGGTAATCCAGGAATAGATCGACTTCCTCCTCAGAAAGTAGGAGGCCTGTGACTCCATGCTTAGGTAATATGTTGTTCATGGGTTAATCATGGCAAAAACAACTCATACCATCGTCTCCGAACATGTCTATGAAGTGATCTGGCTCTTTCGATATATCAACCAGCTCAATGTAAGGCGGTCTATCTTGTCTAAATTTAGCTGTGGACACAATTTTGCCTTCGTATTCCGTGCCTGTGTTCAGTTTTTCTATCTTATTCTCTTGGTCAATCCACCAATCAGCCAGATCTGGACGCTCTTTCAAGATACTGGTTATGGTTTTCATGCCTTTCAGATAACAAAGGTCACAATTACCAGCTAAAGTCTTACCACCATGATTGGGTAAATTCAGATCAAAATTACTGGCCTCCCAGAACTTAAATACATCTTGAACTGTTGCTCTCGCATCGTATAGCGGCATCACTGACTCCCAAGGATTCACGTCTCGTTCATTTGCACTAAACTGTTTGCCGACGCGACGCGGTTCGTCGTAGCGTAAACCAAGAACATTTGTCCACTCTTTGAATCCTTTTTCTTTCATAAATCGTTTCATCGGCATAACTTTCAGCTCCGACGTGCAAAAACGTGTGACTGGATTGGGTAACATCTTTTTGCGCTCAATAAGTGCCTGGAAAGGCTCCCCTTTGCGACTCGCTGTTTCGTAGGTAACTTCCTCGGTGCGATAAATAGGCCTTTCGTCATAGATCCGCATTTCCAACCAATGTATTTTTACGTCCCAATGCACGCCGCAGTCGTGTACGAAATCCAAAGTTTCGGGCATTTCCTTCCCGGTATTGGCAAAAGTTACATAAATATCGTCTGGTAAGGATCCACCATGCGCTTGTAGGATGTGATAGAGCATATAAGCAGAAGTACGACCACCACTAAAGCTGATAAGAGCTGGGCCGTCAATCTTATATGGATTCATAGGCAGTCCAATTCTTCTTGAGCGTATCTAGCCAGTCGTCCATGGACATAATACAGATCTTGTCGTTTTCCCTGGGCCAATCCAAGTTGATTGCGTATAGCGGTATGCACACACGAATCGGTTTTCGGTTGAATTTGAAGATAAGAACCGGGATTTTCTCGCCAGAGCTATCGCATACTTGATTCCACCAGGCCGATTTGAGCCAGTCGCCTTCCTTGTAAAACTTACATTCGACAGAATGGTAAGGGATATTGAGGTCGCATAGATCCTTTTGCTGGTATTGATCGAGGTTACGTTTGGTTTCGTAATCGATGTCGTTGTCCAGAAAGAAACCATTAAGGATCTTTGCTATATCGCGCTCGAATTGCGCTCCCTTGTTTCTGCTGTTGATGGGCATTAGCTGAGTTTATAAAAATTCACAAATAATTACAATCGTAAGCAATCATTTTTTTTGGTGATCTTATGTGTAAAACCTAGTTATAACTACTACCGCTACACGCTGCCCAGATCCTGGGGTGTAGGGGTCCCTAATTAATCTGATCCCAGTAAAAAAGCGGTTCTTAGGGACTCCAGTTTGTTACGCGTTCCTATTGTGAGCACGAGTTGTACATAGTTGCATAAGATTGTACTTGGAAATATGCGTAAAAAAGTCAATGAAATCAATGACTTACGGCATTTTATTTTTTTTTGTCAGAATTTTTGCAACTGCATTAAGAAACAGTCATAAGCAAGTTAGATACCCTATTTATCTTTCGGCGAGTAGTCGCCTTTCTCTGCTCCAAGTAGCTGGCCTAATCTTTCCTTAATATCGTCTCGCGACATCTTCTCTAGGTTCGCATTGATATTAATATTCTGGGATCTGTTGATAGACAAACCAGCTAATTGATTAAGCTCTTTGATAGCCGAAACGGCTGCATTGAACTGTCCGTTCTCATACGCTTTCTCCATCACCTTCCACAACATTGTCCCGGTCTTCTGTGGCGTGATCGCATACTTCTCTGCCAACTCGTCTTGCTTAATCCTAATCGCCTTAACCACATTCGGATAGTCCTTACCATTCAGCAGTTTATTTGCCGACTGGCTTGGAAACTCGTACCCAGCTTTTCTGGCCGCCTCGGACATACCGCACGCACCTTCGGTATAGTGCCAGACAAAGCTCGCTTGCATTTCAGTCAAGCCATGTTCTTCGTCTTTACTAAATTGTCCTGGTGTATCGACTAATGGTTCTTTTGGTTTTCTTGGTCTTCCCATAATTAGATCTCAATTATAAACAGTGTACAGAGGGTAGTGTATAGCTGTTTCTAAATACCCTAAATGCAACCCATAAGAATACGTTCTTACGGCTATAACTAAACACTCTCTTTACTTTACTATACACTATACCCTTATATCTCTAATAACCAAGTAAATAAAGGCTTTCTTAGAGTGCATAGCATACCTTTACTATACCCTTTCACTATACCCTTCTACTATAAACTTACACATAAATATATATATTCATGCAACTATTCGCACATATCCCCACAATCCACCACCAAGCACCACAACACCCAGCCGCCCAAATCAGTGTACTATGCACTGTTTTCATCTTCGATAATCTGTCCAAATATGTCTTCAAACAGCTCCGCTGGTATCATACTTCTAAGGTATGCGTTATCCAATCCTTGCGTCCCGGTCTTCGAACCTCGTGGTGCGGGTTCGTGGTGACAATCCTTGTTTCCGTTAAAACACATATCTCTGGTGTTGAAGTCATAATTTGTCCATAAGTCTGTCGGCTTCATTCGGCTATCGCCATAAGAACAATAAGTGACTGTCTTTCTATAAGGTAAGTCTTCTACGACTGGCAGTTTTCTAAGTTTACCTCTTGGGTTCTCTATAAAGTAATAAACTGGGTTCAGTTCTGCAATAATCTCCAAAGTTCTTTCTACAATAGCCACACCATGAATAGCTTGTTCTGTCTTTGGAGTGTTGTCTTTATTCCAATGATAACCGATTGATGCAACTGAAAAATAAGTACATGGTGGACTGGCCCAGATAATGTCTGGAGTTCCGTAGTCAGACTTCATTTTCTCTACATCGAAATCAAATATATCGCACACCTGGTCTATGCCTTCGTATTCTTCCATGTCTGTGCAATATGTTTCGTGGCCATATTCTTTTGCTATTTTGCTGAAACTCCTCGAACCAGCGAACAATTCCAGTGTTTTGTATGATTTACCTTTCATCACCCGGTGTACCACCAATCTATCGTGCTCGTGATTGCTTTATGCAGCGCGAGGAAGGGCATGAGAACTGCGACTAGGATCAGGGCAATGCCCATCATCGTTATAAATAACCACACAGTCAGCCATTCCTTTATCGTCTTAATCATTACCAAAGCTGCTATTGAATCCACCGCTATCTTCTTCGACAGGCGTGTATTCTAAGTCGTAGATCTTCTTACCATTACTTCTGCGCGGTTCAATGCCCCTTTCGTGTAAGACACGACTCGCTTCCTTAAAGTCTGGCATCCTTGGGGATTTGATCCCCAAATCGCGCAATAGTTTTGTCATTTGTACTGGCTTCGCGTACTCGCTATCAAACTTGACGTGCTCAAGGATAAGATCCTCAACACTCGACTGCGTACGATAGGCCTCATTACTATCATGCAAGAGCTCTCTCTCGTCCGGGGATAGAAACCAGTTCTTCTGTCCTGGTATATACATAGTCTCCTTAACCTGTGCCCAGAGTTGTTGCATATTTACGCCATGATTGACATTGATGTCTCTTACCGCGAGAACCCAGAATCTACGATTACCCGACGTGTCCGTCAAAAATTCTCGCGCGTTGACGCTGGCGTAGAAAGCCGTACGTCGCTGATAAGTAGTGAAGGCTCGGTCATACGGCAGCCTCAGCTCGTCCGTCTTCGACGTCACAAACGCTTTCAACTGGTCTATGTCTGACTTCTTAAACGTGGACTCGATCTCGCCTAACTCCACAATCCAATGGCTAACCGCCCGCTTAACGC